AGATCAACTCTGGAACCCTGTTCCCCTATGATGTTCTCAAGAGCATCCACAGTGGTGATGAAATTGCCGCCCTGGCACAGTGGGAGGCACTACCCAACTTCCTGGGAGATGCTGGTTTTATCCTGCCTGTGGTGGACACCAGCGGCAGCATGAGCAGCCGTGTGGGTGACGGCAAAAGCAAGCTCACTTGCATGGATGTGGCCATCAGCTTGGGTCTATACCTGGCTGACAAGCAGAAGGGTGCATTTCAGGACATGTTCCTCAACTTCCACTCCAATAGTCGCATTCATCACCTCAAGGGCAACCTCTTGAAAAAGCTGAATCAGATCAAGAATTGTGAGTGGGGTGGCAGCACCAGCCTGGAAAGTGCCTTCAAGGAAATTCTCCGAGTAGCTGTCATGGGCAGTGTGCCTCAGGAGCAAATGCCCAAGTATCTGCTGGTGATCAGTGACATGGGATTTGATCCCTTTACTGAGCGCAGTGGTGCAAATGCCTGGGACATGGCACGTGAGCTGTTCAACCGTCATGGATATGAACTACCAATTGTGGTGTGGTGGAACGTTGCCCATCGTGCAGGCGGTTATGGCGGAGACAACAACTTCCCTGTGACCCAACATGCAACTGGATCAGCTCTTGTGAGTGGATTCAGTCCAGCAATTGTTCGCAGTGTGCTGGCCAGCAAGCAGGTGACCCCCTGGGATGTGATGATGGAAACCATCAACAATCCCCGGTATCAGGCTGTGGAACAAGCCTTGACAAGCTGATATTGCCACATGTCTACACAACTACCTGATAGGTATGTGGTACAGCAAGGTGCGCATGCAGAGGAATACCAGCACCAGGTCTCACTAGTCAAGTTCGTGTATTGTGTGGAACACAGTATTAGCTTTGGCACTGCTGAGTGGAGGAGCATGGCACAATGGTTAAACCACAATGTGGGGGAATACAAAACATGTTGGATATGGACCATTAGCAATAAGATTAGGTTCACAAATGCAGATGATACCATAGCTTTCAAACTGGCATGGACATAAACAAGAGAATACAATTGGCCCCATTCCAAAAGCATGATCATGCCGTTTATTCCCGTCTCAGCTGGACATGAATCACTGTAGACCTTCCAGGAAAACTCCCAGCACATTCTCAAGGAAAGATTCTCAAATGCGTTATGAACATGAGGGCAAAATTGCAGTGTTATACAGTCCTAGATATGGAGCAGGCTGGAGCACCTGGAATGATGATCATCATGCGGAAATTTTAATGATGCATCCTGTTCTGGTTGAACCAGTTCATCAATTTGAACAAGGCTTGATCACAAAAGAACAAATGAAGGAAAAAATCGTGTTTAGATTAGCCATGTTGGGGCTAGATGATGTATATACAAACGGTGCAATAGATTTGACTATTTTTTGGTTGGATCCTGGCCAAAGATTCCGTATTGAAGAGCATGATGGTAATGAATCTGTTGTGTTGTTTGAACAAATGGAATGGCTTACAGCATGAACACACCTGACCATGCCAGGTTGAGCACATTTGGCAAAAACACAGTGAGACAAAAAGATGGCACAATGGTGGAACGTGGCACACGTAAAACATATGAAGAATTTGGCATGCGTGGTAATATCTGGCGGATGAAAACAGCAGGTCAAGAAAAACCCTGTCATGCCATAGCTCACCCAGCCAAGATGCCCACTGCCATGGCCCATGATCATATCATATCCTGGAGCAATCCTGGTGATCTAGTTCTGGATCCATTTGCTGGATCTGGCACAACAGGCATTCAGGCCTTGCAGTTGGGCAGACGATTTGTGGGCACAGAAATTGCGCCAGAATATTTTGACATGATGAACACAGAATTGCAGAACCTACAAAGTCTCAGTTCTCTAATCTTGCCACAAGTTGACAATCCCAGCCCTGTCTCTAATAATAGTCTAGATAAATAGTTTTGAACATTGGTTGACTATAGAGTAACTGATGATTCATCTCGCTTAACAAGGAGAAGCAATATGGTATGTATAGGAATTGACCTGGGAACAGGTAATTCATGCGTGGCTGTCATGGAAAATGGCCAGCCCAGAGTAATTGAAAACGCTGAAGGTGCCAGAACAACACCCAGCGTGATTGCATTCACAGACAAGGAAACACTTGTGGGGCAGTCAGCCAAAAGACAGGCTGTGACAAATCCCACCAAAACTGTGTTTGAAGTCAAGAGACTGATTGGGCGCAGATTTGATGACGCCCTTGTGCAGGCAGATGCAAAAAATCTGCCCTATGAGATTGTTGCAGCCCAAAATGGTGATGCCTGGGTGGAAATCAACGGCGAGAGGATGAGTCCTCAAGAGCTGAGTGCCAAAATTCTCAGCAAGATGAAGGAAACTGCTGAAAGTTATCTGGGCAAGAAGGTCACACAAGCCATAATTACTGTCCCTGCATATTTCAGCGACAGTCAACGTCAGGCCACCAAGGATGCCGGTGCCATTGCTGGCCTGGAAGTTTTGCGCATCATCAACGAACCCACTGCTGCTGCCCTAGCCTTCTCTTTGGACAAAAATCAAACAGGCAAGTTTGTTGTTTTTGATTCTGGCAGTGGCACACATGATGTGAGTGTTCTGGACATTGGTGATCAGGTGGTGGAAGTTCTCAGCACCAATGGTGACACCCACTTGGGTGGTGCAGATTTTGACAACAGGATTATTGATCATGTGGTGGCAGAATTCCGCAAGGATCAGGCCATTGATCTCACACAAGACAAAATGGCCATGCAGCGAGTGAAAGAAGCTGCTGAAAAGGCCAAGATTGAACTCAGCAGCAGTGTGGAAACTGACATCAACCTACCCTACATCACAGCAGACGCCACTGGCCCCAAGCATCTGTTGGTGAAACTCACTCGCAGTCAATTTGAACGCATGACAGAAAATCTTGTGTCACGATTGATTGCACCCTGCAAGGTGGCACTCAAGGATGCTGGATTGAATCCCAGCGATATTCAGGATGTGATCCTTGTGGGAGGCACCACCAGAATCCCAATGGTACAAAAAGCAGTCAAGGAATTTTTTGGTCGTGAACCCAACAAAAGCATCAACCCGGATGAAGCAGTTGCCATTGGTGCAGCAGTACAAGCAGGTGTACTTCAAGGGGACGTCAAAGACGTGCTACTCCTTGATGTTACGCCACTCAGCCTCGGTATCGAAACTCTGGGAGGAGTACTCGCAAAACTTATTGAGAAGAATACCACCATCCCCACCAGAAAAGAGCAAATCTTCAGCACAGCGGAAGACAACCAGCCGGCGGTGACCATCAAGGTGTATCAGGGTGAGCGCCCCATGGCTGCTGACAACAAGAGTCTGGGTCAGTTTGAACTGTCAGGCATTGCCCCAGCACCACGGGGTTTGCCACAAATTCAGGTGGCTTTTGATATCGACAGCAATGGTATTGTGACTGTGAGTGCCAAGGACATGGCCACTGGCAAGGCTCAACAGATCAGCATCAAGTCCAACGGTGGGCTAACAGATGAAGAGATTGCACAAATGGTTAGAGCAGCAGAAGAGAACGCTGAACAGGACCGCAAGCGCAAGGAACTGGCAGAAGTGCGCAACACAGCAGATGCCATGATCGCCAACACAGAAAAAACTCTGAGAGAAAATGCAGATACGGTGCCTGACAATCTGCGTGTGGAAATTGAATCAGCTGCTCTCGAGCTCAAACAAGCCATGAAAGACTCAGATGATGCTGCTGTGATCCGTGAAGCCACCACAGAATATGTCAATACCACCATGAAACTGGGTGAACTGTTGTATAAGCAGGAACCCACGGTGGACCAACCCTCTGCCGCAAGCTAAACAGAAAGGTGGCGCAAGCCACCTTTTTTGTTGACATTATCGCGATAAATTATATTCTTGTGTGCAGTCAGGTAATAGACTCTAGGGAATCGATAATGATTGTAGACACAAACAAACCACATGTTACCGCTGTGATAGATGCAGATGGATCGCAAAGATGGCATGTTGATGGCAAACTACATCGATTGGATGGGCCTGCTGTGATAGATGCAGATGGATCGCAAAGATGGCATGTTGATGGCAAACTACATCGATTGGATGGGCCTGCTGTGATACATGCAGATGGATCGCAGGAGTGGCATGTTGATGGCAAACTACATCGATTGGATGGGCCTGCTGCGATAGATGCAGATGGCATGCAAAGATGGTATGTTGATGGCCAACTACATCGATTGGATGGGCCTGCTGTGATATATGCAGATGGATCGCAAAGATGGCATGTTGATGGCAAACCACATCGATTGGATGGGCCTGCTGCGATATATGCAAATGGATCGCAAAGATGGTATGTTGATGGCCAACTACATCGATTGGATGGGCCTGCTGTGATAGATGCAGATGGATCGCAAAGATGGCATGTTGATGGCAAACCACATCGATTGGATGGGCCTGCTGCGATATATGCAAATGGATCGCAAAGATGGCATGTTGATGGCCAACTACATCGATTGGATGGGCCTGCTGTGATACATGCAGATAGATCGCAGGAGTGGTATGTTGATGGCCAACTACATCGATTGGATGGGCCTGCTGTGATACATGCAGATAGATCGCAGGAGTGGTATGTTGATGGCAAGAACATGACCAATCAAATCGTTGCATGGATGCAGAAAATTGATGGTACATGGCCCTGGGACTCAGCAATCCAGACTCAATTTCAACTGACCTGGGGTTAGAGTAGCAATGAGTGCAACAGAAGTTGAACCACATGGCAAGCAGAAGTGGGTTATCCATTACCAGTAGCCAACCAATGTCACCATCCGAGAAAACAAAAACATTTCAAGCCCTTGGATTAGATCATGAACCATCCTTAAATCAATCCCAGCAAGAGTTCCACCAACCCTGTTCATTTAGCAGGGACCTCAGGTGGGCCAGCAGATACCGCAGTCTAATGATTCATGTTCACTTGCACAATCCCATAGTGATATGCTGCTACACACGTGGACAACAGGGTTTCCACATTCTGGTTGCGGTTTTCACGCCACTCACTGAGTGATCCATCATTGATAATCCTGCATGCGATAAATAATTGCAAACTCATGCAGGAAAATCACGGTGACCTTATCAATCAACATACTAACCCAAGGCGCTGTCACGGACGGCCAAACAGACAACAGTGCAATATTTCAAAAAGCTATAAATCAGATCATCGCTGCTGGCGGAGGAGTATTGTATGTGCCAGCTGGAACTTATGCCATACACTCACAAATTACAGCCGCATGTGATCAACAACAACATTTCTCCATTCATGGAGATGGACGTTACACCAGCGTGTTGAGGTTCATGAAAGGCAGCCAACTGGGGATTGCATTCACCAGCACCAGTCTACAAGCCAATCACCTGCCCAATTTTGAAGTTCGCGATATTGGACTGGTGACCACACAGCTCAATGCTGGCACAGCTCTTGATTTTAAATATGCCACTGATCAAAACATAGAAAACACTGTGAATGTTCATGATGTGCGCATCACCCAGGATTTGTTTAGTGGACCACTGGGATACTGGAGCAAAGGTATCAGTTGCACCAACGCACGCAATGGCCGCATACGCAACATGCACTTTTATGGTGAACGTGATGCACCAGCAGACCAACAAACACAATCAGCCATCCATTTGCAAGCGCAGTGTACCAGTTTTGTGATCAGCGACTGCCTGATCCTGGAAAGCAAAACTGGTATCCTAGCAGAAGGTTGCACTGAAGGTGTTTATGTACACAACACTGATATCGTGGGCGTGCAAAAGGGTATTGTTCACAGAGCAGATCAAGGGTCAGAACCACAATTGACTGTCACAGACAGCCATATAAATGCAAGTATCATGTGTATTCACAGTGTGAATATACAACAGGGAGTTGTAGCTAACTGCCTGTTGTATGCCAACAGTTGGTTTGACGGTGCCAATTATCCCAATTGGACAGGCATACGATATGAAGGTGAATTCAATGCCTACAACAAGGTCATTGGGTGCACGTTCAGCAAGGAAGATCAACGGCACGGTGATCAAACCGTAGGTATAGAAATAGCCAGTGGCAACAGTATGATCATCAGTGCCAATCAATTTTTTGGTCCAGGTGACAACCATCTCACCTGGGGTGTGTTGGTGCAGCCAGGTGGATACAACATCAAGATAGCTGACGATAATTGTTATACAAATGTCACCAATCCCAGCAGTTTGCAAGCGGCACCAAAGATTGAAAAAAAATGGTGGCAACGCCTGTTTACCCTATAAGCATATCCTTGTGATGGGTGGATAAGGCATTCATGCTTTAACTTTCGAGCGGAAGTCTGTTGGCTTTTAAGCCAACAGATGGATAGCGAGTGGCATACATAATCGCACAAATGAAGCAGAGATATCGCTACAGGATTTATCCTACCCTGCAACAAGAACAACAGATGACGTCTGTGGGTGGTGCAGTTCGATTCCTATACAACCACTTTCTCAAGGTAAACATAGATCAATACAACCAAGACAAAACATTTGTGTGGCAGTTTGACATGTGCAAACAGCTGACTGATCTGAAAAAACAACACATTTGGTTGAAAGACACCTACAGTCAGGTGTTGCAGAGCAGCATCAAGGACTTGGATACTGCATTGGAAAAATATGAAGAAAACCAGTGCTGGATTCCCCAAGTTCAAGAGCAAATATACTACTCCCATATCATTTAGATATCAACAACACACCAATCTAGTGGACAACAACAGGTATTTGAGATTACCCAAGATAGGTATTGTTCGAATTGTGTTGCACAGGGAATTACCTGCGAAATATCAATGCGTAACTATTACCCAAACACCACGTGGTTGGTATGCAAGTTTTGTGGTTGATGTGGCAGAACTGCCATTGGTAGATCAAGTGCAGAACCCAGTGGGAGTGGATGTCAACTCACAATACACTGCACTCAGCACAGGGGCACTGATTGAGAACCCAAGGCCACTTGCCAAAAAGCGCAAACACATCAAACATCAACAACGCAAGTTGAGCAGAAAAGCCAAGTCAAGCAAGAACAGAACCAAAGCAAAATTAAAACTGGCACGAACTCATGATCTGGTTCGTTGCCAAAGATTAAACCATATACACCAGATCAGTGCGAGAATAGCCAAATCGCATGACCTGGTGTCAGTTGAAACACTGAAAATTGATGAGATGAGGAAGAAGAGCAAATATGCCGCCAAGTGTATAGCAGATGCCGGATGGGCAATGCTGGCCAACTCGATTGCCTACAAGTGTGAGCTATCAGGCCATCACTTCACCAAAATCAATCAGTGGCTACCCAGTAGCAAAACATGCAGCTCATGTGGTACCAAGAAATCATCACTGGATTTGAAGCAAAGAGAATATCATTGTGAATCTTGTGGCGTTACGCAGCACAGAGATATCAATGCGGCCATGAATATCAAGAACTGGGGACTACAACAATGGAACATAGATCATGCAAGGCAGGAACTGCCTCAAGCGCCCGTGGATGTGACTTGGGATATGATGGACAATTAGGGCCATGTATCTCAGTCACAAATGAAGCAGGAAGCTGTTGGTCTTTAGACCAACAGTAGTTCACCGGTTGACTTTATTGAGAGACCAGTTATTATTCTCAATAATTCAGGAGAATCATGCTATGTTCCTATCAGGGTTAACAATTTGTTCAACAAATCACTGTATCCCTAGCAAGGGGATCACGCCGCAGGTCGGTCGGCATATAGATGCAGATGGCACGCAAAGATGGCATGTTGATGGCCAACTACATCGATTGGATGGGCCTGCTGTGATATATGCAGATGGATTGCAGGAGTGGTATGTTGATGGCCAACTACATCGATTGGATGGGCCTGCTGTGATATATGCAGATGGATCGCAGGAGTGGCATGTTGATGGCCAACTACATCGATTGGATGGGCCTGCTGTGATACATGCAGATGGATCGCAGGAGTGGTGGCTGCATGGCAAGAACATGACCGATGAAATTAAATCCTGGATGAGATCACTGGGTGTGGCCTGTCCCTGGGATGACGATGTAGCCGCTCAATTCCTACTTGCGTGGGGTTGAATATACAAGTTGACATTGTGCAATCACACGCTATTGTGTGCATATGGAAACAAGGAATTTGTGTTTATGATCCTACCTGATACCATGGCCACAGTCATGGATGGATTGTACAAGGGCTGTATTGTTCTGGTACACAACCATGTGGGATTTGGCAATTATTTTTGCTACCTACCTGATCTTCCCAGTGGCCCACAGGGCTCCATCCTGCATGAAAGCAGCCTCATGTGTTGGATTCGGGTCAAGAGTATCAACACCAGGGATGGTGACACCACCTGGGAACCCTTGGACTAGATCATGAACCACCCATACCACAACCCCGAGCAACTGTTCTACCAACAGGTCTCACACTTGCTGGATTGTGAGTTGATCTATCAGCCCTGGCCATTCAGCAAGAAAACCAGGTGGAACAACAGGCAGCCAGGCAATGGTAGATTTGTGGGCCATGGTATAATTCGCAGATTCAGCAGTCAACTGATACATGTTCACTTGCACAATCCCCCACTGGTATCCTGTTTCACAAGTGAACAACAAGTTTTTGATGCAATAAGCTCAGCTCTCCTACAAGGAACAAACGCATGACATCCACATTCCATATTCGCGACAAGAACACTGGCGCTTTTTACAAGGAAATTGACTATGGGTATGGGCCCAACTATGCCACCACTCCCGCAATCTTAATTCACACCAACAAGGGATTTGGCAAGGCATTCAAGGACCTGGCCAAGCTCAAGATGCATCTGTTGTATCTGGTGGGTATTTTTATGCCACCTGATCATATCTTTGATAAGAACTCTCAGCTGCGCAATCTCTACAAGATGCCAGAGTGGCGGGGTGGCAAGCGGGTGGATCCTGAGCAGACACCAGAATATCTCGATCTCAAGCGAGAAGTGGACATTTGGGAAATCATGCACCCAGGCTATGCCAATGTCCCTGAATGGCTTACCAACAACAAACCCATAAGCCAGGTTCCCCAGGAATGGGAAGTTGTGGAAGTCCTAGACAAAAAGAACAAGATCATGAACAAGGTTGACTTTGATCCTCATGCCTATGTGGATCAAAGTGTGCGGCTGCGCAAGCTAACAGATGCTCATGGCAGTGCTGTTCGTGATGTCTACAAAAAGCTGGACAAGGCTGGCAAGCTCAAGGATTTTGCCTATGTGGTTGCTGTGCAGATCAATCCCAAGAATGTTGATGACTGGACGGATACGCCCACGGTGAGTGTCAAGCCTGTGGACGAGGCAGTTGCAGGTATGAAGCTCAAGCGCAGTGAACTGGTGCGCACCAGCAAGAGCGACAGTATTGCATTGGCTTTCAGGGGTCAGGAAACCGCCACCTGGTTTATCATGAACTATTTTGGTGAAGACCATGTGGTCCTCCTGGACATCAACAACCTTACTCAGCTGGTGACACCTGAAAAGACACAAGTCAAGGACACCAACAATGGCTAAATTAGCTCTTACACCTGCTGATATTCTGGCTCGGTTGTCAAAAGATCAGGACCACTAGCCCAAGTTTGACATCTCTGTGAGTTGTGTGTAAGCTCTCAGCAACAGGCAACCAGCAGACAGGGTGGTAAAGAACTCCACTGGCGGAAGGGACGGTGGCACCGTCAGGAACGCATTCAAATCGACCTCCGTTGCCAGGTTGGACCGGGAAGCACCGCTGCCCTCATGAGCATGAAATCTTCCAGTGCGAGCCCGGAATACACAATCACAGCAGGGAATGGATTGTTGAAATTATCTTGGGAATGTGAGGCATTCTCTCAAATGGATCGCTCTGGCTGGCCGTGGCCAACGATCAGGAACCCATTAGCAACAAGGCGCTCTTGGGTTTTGCCGCTGCGAAAGTAATACTTTCAGATATCATACTATTCTTGAGTCAAGATCACAGGTACCGGGCAACCGCCTGTGGCAAATATTTGCTGTGTATGGCCTTGTGTCCTGATACCGTCATACCAAGACACGTTATATCTTCTCACCTTGTGTGGGAAGATATGGTCCTTCCTCCATAGCCCAAGGAGATTATTGCTGTGGTTCCTGATTCCACAATCTCAGCAAAATACCAGCCAAGGCATTGGCTTGATTCTCAATGTCACTGCCTGTTGCACCATCATCTGCTGTGAGTTCTCGAATATTACCTTGTGCCATGTGTACCATTTCATGTGCCAATGTTCTCAGACAATCAGTTGGATGACGATCTTTGATGCACACCACAATCTGTTGCGTTCTGGGATCAAAATATCCAAATGTTTTCTGGCTGCCATTTTGGATGTCACGGTTCACCAATCGCACACGTATGGCGCCTGTGAGACTGAGTCTGGGTCTGCACCACACAATAAAATCTCGGCAAATTTTCTCATAGGGATTCATGTGAGTATTTAAGACTTACCAGGAAGTTTTGGCTATAATCAACAATCAATATGAGAGACAGCCATGAGCAAAAAATATCAACAAGCTGGAGTGGACATTGGTGCTGGAGAATCAGTTGTACAAAACATCAGACCCATTGCACAAAAGACTCACACCAAAGGCGTGATAGCTGGTGTGGGGGGATTTGGTGCTGTGTTTGATCCCCGTGCGTCAGGATATCAGGATCCACTGATTGTCAGCAGCACAGATGGTGTGGGCACCAAATTGCTGTTGGCAGCACAAACACACAAATGGCAGCACATTGGAGAAGATCTTGTGGCCATGTGTGTGAACGATCTCCTAGCACAAGGCGCAGAACCTCAGTTCTTTTTGGATTATTATGCCACCAGCCATCTGGATGTCACTGTGGCCACTCAGGTGATTTCCAGCATTGCCAGGGCTTGTGAGATGGCAGGATGCAGCTTGGTGGGTGGTGAATGTGCAGAAATGCCAGGTGTTTATTTGCCCAACGACTGTGACATGGCAGGATTTGCTGTGGGATTTGTGGAAAGGCATCAGTTGCTGCCCAGGAACATACAGGAAGGTGATCTACTGCTGGGATTGCCCAGCAGTGGATTTCACAGCAATGGCTACAGTTTGATTAGAAAGATTGTGCAGAACATGGATCTCAATACCTGGTGTCCCTGGGCACCTCATGAGACTCTGGCAGATGCTCTCATGAAGCCCACGAGAATCTACACCAGGAGTGTGGTTCCACTTGTCAAACAGGATCTCATCAAGGGTGTGGCTCACATCACAGGAGGCGGCATATACAACAATGTGATGCGAATCATACCTGACCATCTGGATGCACGCATGGCTGTGAAAATTCCAGCACCTTTTTATTGGATTCAACGGCAGGGCAACATCAGCACTGATGAATTATATGAGGTGTTCAACTGTGGCGTGGGGCTGGTGCTGGTGGTGGATCCCCTAGATGTGGCTTCTGTGAAAGATCAGCTGATTGCCCAGGGCGAAACTGTGATACACCTGGGAGAGGTGGTGACAAAATGACCAGATTTATTTTTATCACAGGTGGAGTGGTGAGCAGCCTGGGCAAAGGCATTGTGGCAGCCAGCATGGGCGCACTGTTGCAGGCACATGGTTATCAGGTGAGAATCAGAAAGATGGATCCCTATCTCAACGTGGATCCTGGCACCATGAGCCCTCTACAACATGGAGAAGTGTTTGTCACCGAAGATGGTGCAGAAACTGACCTGGATCTAGGCCACTATGAGAGATTCACAGGTGTAAATGCCACCCAGGATGATGCCATCACAGCAGGCAGCATTTATCAGACTGTGATTGCCCAAGAACGTGCAGGTGACTACCTGGGTGCCACAGTGCAGGTGATTCCGCACATAACAGATGAGATCAAACATCGTATTCAGCACAACACACAAGATGAAGATTTTGTGATTGTGGAAACAGGTGGCACAGTGGGCGACATTGAAAGCCTGCCCTTTTTGGAAGCCATGAGGCAGTTGTACATGGAGCGCGGTGCACGAGAGATAATGTTTGTGCATGTGACCCTGTTGCCCTGGATTGATGCAGCTCAGGAGCTCAAAACCAAGCCCACTCAACACAGTGTGAGGGAATTGTTGGGGCTGGGCATCAGTCCACACATGCTGGTGTGCAGAACAGAACGGGATCTGGACATCAGCATCAAAAACAAGATCAGCTTGTTTTGTAATGTGCCCTCACACATGATCATCACTGCCCCCAATGTTGAGAACATCAACACCGTGCCCTTGAGATATCATGTGGAGGGCATGGATGAGGCTGTGCTCAGGCATTTTGGCATTGATTATTTGCCACCCAACCTCAATCGCTGGTACAACATACAACAAGATTGGTTGAGATGTCAGCAAACTCAGTGCAAAGTCAAGATAGGCATTGTGGGCAAATATGTCAGCTTGCCGGACAGTTACAAAAGCCTAACACAAGCATTACACCATGCTGCGCTGAAAAATCATCAACAGTTGGAGATTGCATGGATCAACAGTGACCAGGATGCTGATCCTCTACAGCAGCAATTGAATGAATGTGATGGTGTGCTGGTGCCTGGTGGATTTGGTGCCAGAGGCATACCAGGCAAATTACAGGCCATCAGATATGCCAGAGAACACCAGGTGCCTTTCCTGGGCATCTGTTTGGGCATGCAATTGGCTGTGATAGATGTGATTCGCAGTGCAGGTTGCATGAGTGCAGGCAGCACTGAATTTGGTGCATGCGAACCAGCTGTGGTGGACATTTTGCCCAACGCTGGTGACAGCATGGGCGCAACCATGAGGCTGGGCAACAGAACAGCGCAACTGATAGACAACAGTCTCATCAGCAAAATATATCATGGCAATGAGATACAAGAGAGACACAGGCACAGATATGAGGTGATAGTCACTCCCAGAATCCGCAGCATGTTGGAAAAACAAAAATGTGAAATCTCTGCTGTAAGCACACAAGAACAATTGCCAGAGGTGATTGAACATCAACAACATCCCTGGTTTGTGGGTGTGCAGTTCCATCCTGAATACAAAAGCAGATGCTGGCAACCACATCCTGTGTTTGTGAGTTTCCTGGCTGCCTGCATGAACCCTGAGAACCAACCATGAACAAAACACGCACAGCAATTTTTATCAGTGGCAGAGGCAGCAACATGCAAGCACTGCTACAAGCTGAACAGGATAGTAGCTATCCCACCCAAACAGTTGTGGTGATCAGCAACTGTGCAGATGCTGCTGGTTTGAAAATAGCTGAGAATCTCAACATTCCAGTGTTGGTTTTTGATGACAAGAACTACAAGGGCCGTAGACATATACAGGAACAGCACATTCACAAGGCATTGCTCATGCACCAGGTGGAATTTGTGGTGCTGGCAGGATACATGAGAATCCTCACAGCAGATTTTGTAAATCAGTGGCAAAACAGGATCATCAACATACACCCTAGCTTGTTGCCCCTGTATCCTGGATTGCACACACATGAGAGAGCACTGGCGGCAGGCGATCAGGAACATGGATGCACCATACACTGGGTCACAGCAGAGCTGGATGCTGGTGAGATCCTAGCACAGGCAAGAGTTCCCATTTGGGAACATGATACACCCAACACCCTTGCAGCAAGAGTTTTGGAGCAAGAACATCCACTGTTGGTGGACACAGTGCGCAAACTTTGTAAAAAAACTGGTTGACAAACTGGGATCTAATGCTATTATGACTCAACATAACAGCGGAGAAGCATGCTGTGACCAAGGGTGAATATTTTTACCAGATTGAGTTCCTGGACGGTGGTGGAACCGTGCGCCGTGAATGTGTCACCAAAGCAGTGGCCCAAGCCATCTACAAGAGCATGTGTGTAGAGATGATCCTTTTTGGAGTGTCCAAGGTTACCTGGGGCAAAATGGATTGAAAAAACTGGTTGACAAACTGGGATCTTATGCTATCATGAGCATATGAACAAGAGGACAGATTAAATGGGAACTCGCAGCCGCATTGGTATTCGCAACGCTGATGACAGCGTGGACAGCATTTATGTGCACATGGACGGCAGTCCGGAATATAATGGCCGTATCTTGCTGGAGAATTACCAGGATGAGGCCAAGATCCGTACAATGATTACATTGGGCAATCTCTCCAGCATTGGCGCTGAAATTGGTGAGCGTCATCCTTATCCTTTTGACAAACTGGATTCCCCAGGGAGCTATACGGCCTACGAACGCACATATGGACACATGTGCCTGGCTTATGGTCGAGACCGTGGTGAAGATGACATGGACGCCATACACAGCCAGAGTGTTGAAGACTTCCTGTCCATTCAATGTGGTGTAGAATACTATTATATCTGGCATTATGGTCGCTGGATGGTGCAGGCCACCTGGGGTGATGATGCTGGCAAGTGGCAGCTGGTGCATGAACTGCTGGGTGTGGATCTCCATGGCAAGTCACTTGCGCTAGTGATCAAGCCTGTGAACAAGGCTGGCAGCCACCGCACTGGTACACTGAATGACATCAAGGCTGCCGAAATCACCCGTATCCTGGGATTCAAGAGCAATATCCAGGATGATCCTGATAAGGTCAAGTATAGCTGGGGCTTTGAGGTTGATGGCAAGCTGTGCGGCATCTGGGACTACAAGGGCAGCGTCCGCTTGGGGCAATTCAGCACGTATGGGGATCATGAGGCACTTGCCAAGATTTTTGGTGACCTCTACCAGCCTGGCTGATCTGTAGCTAGATTGGCACGTCAAAAGATCATACAACTATGCAGGTATTATGACGCACACGTCACCATCTGTGTGTTGGGCACACCCTGGCAGGAATGTATTGCTCGCAACGCCAAGAGATCAACACCTGTACCCCAGAGTGTGATGGTAGCCATGCTTGACAAATGGGAAGTGCTCAGTTATAGTGAGGCACATAGTATTGAATGGCATTGACAAGCCAACAGGGAATAAGACATTGTTTAGAATCGTTAAAGGAAATCTCTAAGAGATTTCCCTAGAAATTGTAACATTCACAGACAGGGGTGGTGGTGACACAGCATGGGTAGTCAACCTAGTTGGGATTATGACTATGCTCTTGAAGGACCCTTCAAGGGCAAAACATATGCTGCCAGTCATCTCAACAACACCCTGAGATTGGCAAGAGTTGCCCAGAATACCGGAAGTTGGCCACCTATGCCTACCAACTCAGGGTGGTTGGATTCTCACAGAGAACAGCGAGGCCAGGCCCGAATGCCACCCCTCAAGGACACAGTGTTGTTTGGGGTCAAATATAGAACCCACCTGAAAGAAAATGCCTGATGATCAATTTCCGTTTACAACTTTCCAACCCCTGGTTCAAACCCAATGAAGATTTTGAGAACAAGGATTATGCCTTTATTGACCGCCAGGTGAGTAAGAACAAAAGCTTTGAGCTTCAGATCAGCAAATTTGAGTCTAGTGATATTTTTGAGGTGGCATTGGATCTCAGATGGTGGGGTAGTGATCATCAAGGCCCCCGACTGGAAATCAACGTGTTGGGCTATATGTTCATGATGCAGCTCTACGATTGCCGGCATTGGAACTATGATGTCAACAGATGGTTCTCTGATGAGGACGCTGATCAAGAAGCTAAGGAGTGGCGAGAACAACAACTAGCTGAAAAGACCATACCATGAAGGTGGGAGTCACAGGGGCGCGCAGTGGCATGACTGACCATCAAACTCAACTGGTGTGGGATTTTTTGACCACACCAGGCATAACAGAGCTACACCATGGTGATTGTAGGGGTGTGGATGTAGAGGTGGCAGCACTGGCCCTCAGTCTGGGCATTGAGATTGTATGTCATCCTCCTGTGAAAGATGAACTGAGAGGTTGGTTTGATAGTGACCAGACCAGAGAACCCTTGAAATATTTTGCCAGGAACAGGAACATTGTGGACGAAACTGATTTCCTGTTGGTTGTGCCATTTCAAATGTCTCCTCAAAAACATGGTGGAACGTGGTACACCTATGATTATGCTCGCAAAAAGAACAAGCCCCATCTGGTTGTGTATCCACTGGTAGAAAGAACCAGCTAATATGGAAAGTCATGTGCGTATTATAGTGAACTACCGCGCAACAAGCTGGCGCGGATTCCGCGTGAAGGCTAAATGCTCACATGCACAAAAACAATCAGGGTGTATGATTATTTCATACACCCTGATTGGGGTCACTTGGATGTCTTTTTGCTGGTGTTGGATTCAAAAACATCATGTAGTGGATGCAGTTTCCAAGCCTCCAGTGCAAATTCCTGTGTGGCCTTGACTGTTTGTGCAGCAGCCTCCATGTTGACACGGTTGATTGCTGTAACATAATCAGTCATGTTTTGATAAAACTGTTGATTCATTGAGTACCTCCTTGTTGAATGTGTGTGAGTATTTATGCTGCACCGCAACATGAATGTCAAATGGAGAGCGGAAATGTTGAACCTGGATGATGTTAGGGTCATGTGCAGCCTGATTACAAAAAGCAAACATAGAGTGAACCAAGATTGGATGTGGGGCAGCCCCAGGTACAACACCCTGGTTTACAAGGTTCCTGGCTGGGATATCACCTACACCTGAGAACGTATCAGCACTGATCCAGAGAAAAAACACAAATGTTTGGCAAGGTATTCAGGTATGGGGTTACCTATGATAGTCGTCAACTGTCTCACAATGATTATTTCCTAGAGTTGAGAGAAATCATTCATTGGAACACGCCTAATCTTAATTGGCAAGCTCAGGATGCTAATTGGGGCAAGATATCCTTGATGGAATGGGATTATGTGGGGGATATTGAGCAATTGTTGGATGCTATTGTTTATTGGAAATTGCAGGAAAGCCTTGACTAACAGGATGATTGATGGGTATAGTTGTAAATATTGCCAGTGGACTATGACTGTAATCAACCCACTCTAAAAATTCTGCACAGTCATCAAACTCGCTCATACAACAGGGGACAAGAGATGGCGAAATGGATTAGCACAAAAACTTATAGACAAATTGGACCAGTAGCGTATCGTCAATGGCGGGCAGATAGCCTCTGTCGTTTTATACATGGTTATTCCCTCAGCTTTCATTTGGAATTTGAATGCGATACATTGGATGCACGTAACTGGTGCATGGATTTTGGTGGACTTCGCCCTTTGAAGGACAAACTCGAGGAATGGTTCGATCATACTCTCTTATTGGCTTTTGATGATCCTCACTACGAAGACATGAAAAAGCTAGGAGAATTAGGGCTAGCCAAAATTACAGAAGTTGAGCGCACTGGTTGTGAGGGGATTGCTGATTTCCTATACAAATATATAAATGGAGTGTTCTTGCCTCAATATGGTGCAGCAGAAGCCGAAAGAATTTGGTGCAGCATGGTTCAAGTTCGCGAGACTGATGCAAATATGGCTATGAGAGTAGGCCATAGAGAGGATAACGAGGATTTATTCTCATAATTTGTTTAGGGGGTAGTATTACTACCCCCTAAACAATCAGACACATGTTGGTTTTTTAGGGCATTTAGATCCATGCCATCTTTTATAGTTCCCTGCATTGAGTCCTGATTTACCACAATGTTCACAGACTTTATTAGTCTTATTGAGATCTTTTGATCTTAAAACATTGAATTCATATTGAGACTTTCGCTTGATAGACATCTTCTTACGTGTATCTTCGCCTACTGTAACTCCATATCTAGGATTGTTGGCTCCTTTAGAGTGCTGTGTTTTGATAAATGTTTCCTTACGCTTGGCGGTCGCACTCTCACTATGCATCATTTTAACGAACCTATCGTTCATAAGTTTATTGAATTCAGGATCTTCTTGTCTATGTCTTGCTCGACTAGCATGGCTTTTCTGCCAAGATTCTGGGTTATAGTTTTCTGTTACTATAGCTTTGTTATCTGTCTTGTTGAGCCAATCTTCTTTATAGGGTGCTCTTACTCTTTTTAGATATAATTGTTCAAACTCTCTACATTCTTTAGATGATTGAAACGTTCTGTGAATAACGATTATATCTGGAGCGCCAAAATCATTCCAATACTGTTTGACATATTTTGAAGAGGTTCGGTAGGTTCCTGATAGAATATTCTGTGGGTTAGCCTTCTTGCCATATTGGCAACCATAATATTTTAATTTGCTAGACTTCCACATAAGGAAGTAGGTGTAAGGCAGATTATCTGCGTAAATATTCATGCTGTTGGTTCCTTCTTACTAATAGAGTCCTTGGGTTTGGGAGAACCGCGAAGGACACCTTATTTAGCCTTCAGAGTGGAAGTGAGGGAAACTCAATCAAACATGGCTTTCCGTGAAGGGCATCGCGAATGGGATGAAAATTTATTCGAAGGCTGGGAATAAACTCTCAGCTGCGAACATGTGTTAGTTGACAGTGTCAACAGGATAAATCCTGTTGACATCACACAAATCACCAGTATCATGCTTGTATAAAAGCATTTCGGAGACAAAATCCACATGGATCCCGCAGCGATCGCGCCGGTAGCGCCGGTAACTGATCGAGACATTAAGATCATGAATATTCTGCACACAATGGCAGAAGATGTCACACCTGTAGCCAATGCCAGGCTGGCTGCTGCTGTGGCCATTCGAGGAAACATTATCAGTTTTGGCAACAACAGTCTGAGATCCCATCCTTTTCAGCATAAATTTGGGAAAAACAATGACAGCCTGTTTTGGCATGCAGAAACCCATGCCATCTACAACTTTCTCAAGAGGCGTGTGCCTCAGGACCTTGCCAAGAGCACTCTTTATGTGTTGCGCATCAAGAGGCCCAGTGAAACCAGCAAGAGCTGGGTTCTGGGCATGAGTCGTCCCTGCAAGGGATGCCAGAAGTGTATCCTGGATTTTTCTATTCCCAGGGTGATTTACACCACTGATCTGCAGACTTTTGTGTGTGAATAGATGATCTAGCAAAAATCTCTTTCCATGAGCTAAATATTCAACAAACATATCCCAACAGGCTCAAGGAAAGAGATGGTAACAGCAACCCTTACTCCACGTTATTACAGAGTGGAAATTGACATGACTGCACCAGCAAACTGGACAGCGGCAACAGATGCCACAGATGCTGGCGCAATTGACAACACCACTGCTGAGAAATACAACAGAACAGTTTTGATCACAGGAACTGTGGACACTCCTGTCCTCACACTATTCAAAACACTTTACATAAATGATGTGTTGGTGGCATTCAGTGGCGCTGCTCTTGCTGATGCCATTAGTGACATCAATGCACTGACACCACAGACTGGTGTGTATGCTGACAACACAGTGATCAGCACCTGCATCACACTGCGCAATTGGGTGGGTTATGAAGGCAGTAACATTTGGTTGAAAGAAGGATCAGGTGGTTTGGCCGAGCTGGGATTGACTGAAAGTGTTTACAGAGATTGGCCTTGTGAAACTGGCACTGGATTTACAGCACCAGTTGCTGCAGAGGACATTCTCATCAACGGAGTCGAAGTCACTTGGAGCAGTACAACTGCTGCTAGCTGTGCAGCAGACATCAACAGCCTCACCTGGGCACATCAGGTTGTTGCATATGTAGTGGGGGATGGCACTGTGCCCAATCAAACTCTGCAACTGTGCAGTGCTGTGGGACAACCCTGGGTATTGCAGAATGGTGACACTGGTTTGATCTCTGACATTGGATTTCTCACTGGCAATCATGGTGGCACACCTCTCACCTATGCTGAAAGCATTGACAAAGAACGTGCCAACATGAGATGGGATGGCATCGTCAACAAGCTGGGAGAGCTGATCAGTCCTGTGTATCTGGGCACGTTTGACAAAGATGGTACAATTGATGGTACAAGTCCCCTGGATACACTGAGTTTCACAGTAGCCTATGATCGCGCCAACTACCTCAGCACAGAAGATGAAACCAGTCCCGGAGACTATTTGTTGGGTGCAGACTGCATCAAGAGATTGATTGCCAGAGCATTGACAGAAGATTATAGTGGCAATCAGGAAATCTTTGATCCCACAATCACAAATTTTGGTGACAAGTGTGTAAGAGTCAACCCCACCCAGATTTTGCCCGTTCTGGCTGAAAAATTGGATGCGGTTGTGGCCAATGTGGAACCCAACATCACTGTCACTCCACTGTTGTTGAAATAAGCTTTGACAGAACTCATTGAACAAGTAAACTCTAGTACAAACAACGAGGGGTTAGCGATACAATGAGTTTTGACAAGAGTCAGATGACATATGGTCACCTGGTTACATATCCCAGTGTGTGGTTACCTCCTGCCAACACAGTGAAAGTTATGCTGTTGGCCCACAGTGAATCACAGGCTCAGGACTACATCTCTCTGGTACAGGATCTATATCCTACCACAGACTGGGCATTTTACATGGTGGTGGAACCACCGCCCTATACCAAGGAACAGGTGGATTGGATCTGGATCAATCACTTTCATATGAATGCAGTGATTGCTCATGCACAAGACGCATTCAATATTGCTCTTGTCAGCAGCATCACACACTGTTTGAGATATGTTCATGTGGGCAGTGATGAAACCATCAACAGCCTGGCAGAATTTGCCCAGATTCCCTTGTATAATCAAAGCAGCATGATTTTTGAACACATGCTGCTACAGTTGGTCAAACAACATGTAGTTGGAGAACAATCATGACAGCCAACATCAAGATGATTCACTCCTGTAGTTTTTGTAACAAAAACCAAACACAAGTGAAAACTCTTGTGAGTGGCAATGGTGCATTCATTTGTAATGAGTGCATTGATCTGTGTGGTCAGGTGATTCATCCTCCAGAAGAGGCTGCTGATCACACACAGTCAGACATTAATCTAACCCCACCAGTGATTGTAGATTACCTAAATGAACACGTGATTGGGCAAACACTGGCCAAAAAAACCCTGGGTGTGGCCATCTACAACCATCTCAAGAGACTGGCTCATCCAGTGGTGGATGGTGTAACCATAGACAAAAGCAACATTCTCATGATTGGCAGCAGTGGTGTGGGCAAGTCTCACATGGTGAATACTCTGGCCCAGATCCTCAATGTGCCTTTTGCTGTGGTGGACGCCACCAGTTTGAGCCAAACTGGTTATGTGGGCCTGGATCCAGAAGAATGTCTCACCAGACTGTTTCAGGCAGCAGAAAATGATCTGGAAAAAGCTCAAAAGGGCATCATCTTTGTGGATGAAATTGACAAGATTGGTCGCAAGAGTGGCGAGAATGTCAGCACCACCCGAGATGTCAGCGGTGAAGGAGTGCAACAGGCATTACTCAAGATTATTGAAGGCAGTGACGTTAAATTTCAGCCTGCTGGTGGCAGAAAAAATCCCAATGGTGAATTTGTCAGCATGAACACTCGTAACATCCTGTTTATTCTGGGTGGTGCCTTTGAAGGACTCAACAAGGTGATTGAAGCCCGTTTGGAAGATCAATCCACCAGCATGGGCTTCAACAGTGATCTCAAGATTCCTGATGCACAAAAGAGTTTTCAACTGGTGCAGCAGGTGGAAACAGAAGACCTGATTGCCTATGGCATGATTCCAGAATTGATTGGTCGTATCCCAGTTATCCTGCCCTTTGAAGATCTCAATCAGTCCACTCTCAAAAGGATCTTGGTGGAACCCAAGAATGCCATTACCAAGCAATTTCAAAAGCTGTTTCAACTGGAAAACATTGAACTGGTTTTTGAAGACGAGGCTCTGGATCAGATTGCCAGTCAGGTTACCCGCACCAGAACTGGTGCGCGAGGACTGCGTAGGGTGATTGAGCGCATTCTCATCAACAGCCAATATCTAATCCCCCAACTCAAACAGGAACAAGTGAAAAAATTGATTGTAAACAAAAGCACTGTGATTGAACAAAAAGATCCAGAAAAAGTGGTTGACTGATGGCGAAAATACCATATAGTAATCATATTCGAAACAAAAAGGACCAACCATCTACCATGGCACTAGAACAGACTCTGGCTAACGAACGCATTCGCTCACCTCAGGTGCGCCTGATCCTACAGGATGGCAGCAACTTGGGTGTTGTGGCAACACATGACGCGCTCAACAGAGCCAGGCTGGAAGGCATGGATCTTGTGGCAATCAACACTGAGGCGCAGCCCATGATTGCCAAGATTGTGGACCTCAACAAGTATCTGTATGAGCAGAAGAAGGCAGCCAAGGAACGTGCTCGCAAGAACCGAGAGAATGAAATTCACATCAAGGAAGTGCAACTGCGACCTGTCACTGACGAGCATGATATTGAGATCAAGGCTCGCAATGCACGCAGCTTCCTGGATGACAGTTGCAAGGTCAAGGTTGTAATCAAGTTTCGCGGTAGAGAAATGGCCTATCGTGAACTGGGTGTGGAAGTGATGAATCGCTTCCTGGCTGCTGTGGGTGAACACAAGCTGGAACGTGAGCCCAACATGCAGGGCAACAGCATCCAGGCGCTGCTGATGCCTGTGGTCAAGTAAGAAAGCATCTCACATGAAAAACATGTTTTTGGCTATTGCAGCTCTGGCGTGTGCTGCAACCACAGCCTTGGCCCAAACGCAAGTGGGTGAAGTAACCACCACCTGGCGCATACTGGGCAGTGGTGATAGGGTGGTTGTGGAACGGTTTGACGATCCCAAGGTGGATGGAGTCAGTTGTTATATCAGCCGTGCAGAAACTGGTGGCATCACAGGTGCACTGGGCATTGCTGAAGATCCCAGCCGCTTCAGTATTGCCTGCCGTGCAACTGGTGAGATCAAGATCAAAGGTGAAATTGATCGCAGCCGCAAGGGTGAAGTGATCTTCACAGAGAAAACCAGCTTCTTGTTCAAAACCATGAGAGTGAGCAGGTTTTGGGACCCTGACCGCAAATCGTTAGTGTATTTGGTCTGGTCTACCAAGCTGATAGATGGGAGTCCATTTAATTCGGTAACCGCAGTTCCTTTGAAATCGCCTTAAATCGTCCTTGACTCCACCCATCTCCTGGACAAACGGGACATAAGGTAGATTTAGTTCCGTCATTCCACCATTTGTAATCTTTTGCCGCTCCAATCCTGGATTTCCTATTTTTTTCCTTGGTCTCATCTGTTCGAATATATGATGTCTTGCCCATTTTCGATTGAGATATATTCGATTTATGTTCTGCTGATTTAGCCTTTCCTTTAAGAGAGTTAGCTCTTTTTTGAACATGATCTGGTGATTGCTTAAGACCTTTGCGTTTACCAATCTTGGAGGCGCTAATCTTCTTTTTTGTTTCCTCTGATAGAGAGCGTCCAACTGTTGCTGCAAGAATCGCCGTTCTAGCTTTACAGACCTGCCAGCCTGCAATGAGCCTGGTATTAGATCTACGACAAAATGTCATCCTATGGAGTGCATAATGCATCGGTCTGAGATATTGTGAATCAACCATTTTAGTCAATAGCCAGTGGCATAAGAAGTGTTCTTTAATGGTTAGATAAACTAAATTGTTGGGGTTATTTGGATTTCCCCGAACAGTCCCTGGTGGTCCGTGGCGTCTTCTATTCAGATGCATACAATCTGGTATAATGTGATGTCGTTCCATGGGCAATGCAAGATCTGATCTATTGCGACCTTGAGCATTATTCACAATATTGAAATACCATTTAGTATATTTGTTCTGCAGGAACATATGTCTCCTCTCCTTTGTCTTGTCTATTACACATGTAATAAACTATTTATACCAGGTCTACCTTGTGTGGAGCACCAAGCTGCTTGATGGCAGCCCCTTCAACAGTGTCACAGCCATCGCAGTGAACAGCAAGTAGGAATTTCCCTCATAGAGCCAATAAATAACTCTATGAAGATCTTGGAATTACTAGAAGCTAAACAATCAGGCGCTCGCCCAGCAGAACTGGGCGACGCCTATTTTTATATCAACCACAAGCTGGTGGATATCACACCCGAACGCAATCACAGAGACTGGCTGGTGAAGCATCAGCATCAGTTGGGATTGCCTGACTATATTCAAAACAAACCTGTGAGAGCACTCTGGGAAGCCTACAAGCAAGGCATCCTGAGAATTGTCTGGGACAAGGGTGCCAAGTGGCGCACAGGTGTGGGTCACGGGCAAGGCAATGTGCTCTACATAAATGGTTTTGATCAGGATGTGTGGGGCAACATGAAATCCATACTCAATCAACCCAAATGGGCTGGCATGATTGACACAGTGGTGATTGAATATGTGCAGGATGCTGGTGGCAAGCCCAACTGGTACAAAACTGACATATTCAAAGGCGGCGACATAGAAAGTCTCTATCGCGGCAAGAAGCCACGCAGGCAGAGACTGCCAGCCAATGCCACATATGGTGGAGAACCAGGCATTGAAATGGTGAAGGAAATCAATCATAGCATGAATCACCTCAATGACACTGAACAAAATGTCATGGAAATGTTCAATGCTCACATCATGGGCAGTGGATTCTGGGATCAGTTTAGAACCACTCCCAAGAATGGATTTCACACCTGGCCAGGGCACAATTATGATGCCTACATGGGCATGTTGGAAAACAAAATCAGCTAATAATTTTGACGTAATCATCCTAATCCTCTACACTATGTTTGTTCAGTAGAAGGTAATACAACATGGACGATCAATATACTTTTAACAAAAAGGGACTTTTTGTTAGAGTTATGAATGGTAACCTGGAAGGTGCATTGAGCCGCCTCAAGAGGCTAATGAATCAGGAAGGTATTACCAAAGAGTTGCGCAAGCGTAGGTTTTATGAAAAGCCCACCACCAAGCGCCGCCGCAAAAAAGCTGAAGCCAGAATTCGTTGGTTGCGAAAAAAAGCCATATTGGATCCCTGGGCATAAGCTGAAAATTGGGAGAGGGATCCAGATAACATGATAAGGAGGTGGCCCAAATTAAGCCCATGATCCCTCCCTCAATGTTGGTGTCAAAAGCGATGATGCAAATCATCGCTTTCGCCATCTAAATACACCAAACAGTTATTGGAATTGATGCCAATGAAATTACTAGATCTATTTGAACAATCGTTCGATCAACCAATGCCACCTGGTGCAAAACGCACCAGAACTGACATCACCACTAGAGATTTGACTGCAATACTGGATAAAATACGTAAATTGAACAAGGCATTTAACGATAGTGTAATTCTCAAGGACAGATTTCAACAAGACACTGCACTTCAAACAGCGTTGGAAAAACTAATCAATCGAATCAATTTGAAAATTTCCTACCTGCATAAAATGGGTGATAAGCCCACTCAGGGCCAAAAGAAAATCATACCCATACTGCAACAGGAATGCAGTGAGTGGATCAATTTGATCAAGGAAAACCACCGTCTACTGTATACCAGTATCCAACAACAAGATTCAGTGTTTGACGCACATGCGCAGCCAGAAGCGGAATACCTTGTACCAGATAAAATTAACTTTCCAGAAATCACACAAACATTTGATCAAGCTCTCAAGAATTCAGGTTACACTGCTTTCCTCACCAACAGCATGTGGGTCACCACAGACCAGTGGGATCCAAGGAGGGCTGGGGGCATCACTTATGTGATTTTTCCCAAAAATGGATTCCAAATACTCCAATACAACAATCTCCCCTTGACTATGGGAAATTTTGCAGATCGGTCAGAATTGGATGAATTCGTTCTTGACTTGAAAATTTGGGTCAAATCCCACACCCCTGAATCAGGATATAACGATCTAGGAAATGCTGTCAAAGCACAGAATTATCTAGAAATTTTTCACCAATTGAAAATGGAATTCTCCTATAGAGGTAATCGTTGGAAGATCCCTCCACAATTCGACAAGAGCCTGACTGATTTTATTAATGATCAGGCCATAATAAACACCTTTGACCCACAGCAACTGAGTGCCCATCAATTTACTGTTTCCTCCAAAACGTGTCGCATCAGAGGTGAATATTGGGCATTCAGGTATGATCTTTGGAATACGTTTTTGGAACAATCATTTATCTATAACCAAGATTGAATGAACTCAATCCAAATAAATAATTCAAACATGCGGTGCAATTTAAAATGAAATTATGGGATCTTTTGGAAAACTCCTCTCTCCTGCAGCCTGGCGAGAAAAAAATCAGAGATGATCTATCTCTACGCAGAGCACAAGACATCCAGAATAAAATTGATCAACTGCTGGACAGTTTGGCATCCAGCGAAAGTTTGAGCAGCATGTTCCAGAAAGATCAACAATTACAGGACAGTCTGGAAAAACTCAAGAAACGCATTGATCTCAAGGTGTCCTATTTGCAACGCATGCAACTGCGTCCTGACAACGGTATGACCAGAATGTTTGCCATTCTGGACAGAGAGTGCAGTGACTTCCTGCCTGTGATGAAAGTCACTGGCAAAATGTTGTACAGAGGGTTGAGAACAGATGTGAGTGTTTTTGAAGGTCGCAGCAGAGAAGACAGAGCACCCAAGGACAGCAGAACAGAGATCAGCAACAGACTGGATCAAGCTCTGAGAAACCATGGCTTCCAAGCACTGAGAAGCAACAGCATTTTCACCACCACCAGTCGTGATTTTGCCAGTAATTATGGTAGCCACATATATTGTATTTTTCCCAAGAATGGAGTTCATGTGCTCACCACAAATGTCGGGGATTTGATACTCAGCAGTTATGATTCACTTGTGGGTGCTGGCTGGCAGGACAATTTCATGATCTCATTGAGAAATTGGTTGATGGATAATGTGCCGGAATGGCGAGATACTCCCCTGGGCAAGGAAATCAGTGGGTACAATTATGATGATGATGTGTTTTGGGAAATCCAGAACAATTTCAACGATGGCAATCCTCTAAAATTACCAGATGAGTTCAACAAAACCAAAGAGGATTTGCTCTCAGATGAGGCTATCATGAACCACCTGGAACCCAGATCAGACGATCTGGAAAATGCCATGATAGATGGCAGAGAAATTCTCATCAATGGCGAATATTGGGCCCTGAGATTGGATCAATGGAAACAATATATTATTGATCGCTACCTGGAAGGCAACGATCCAAACCCTTGGTAGTGATTATTTGGGTGGTTGACCAACAAGTTTTTGACTAGCCATCCATTGTTGTGCAATGGGAGAGCTGGGCGGAGATTTAATCCAACGCAGCACACTTCTTTGTATTCTGTCCAGCTTGGGTTGTTCACCACTGTTATCCACAAACCAATAATGATCACCAAACATTTCCACATAGTGTTTGGTGTTATCTTTGAGAGCCTGATAGCGTTTGGTTATTTCCTCTTCGGGAACTTCGCGCCCAGTGAGATGAGCTCTGCTGGCTACTCTGTTCATGGCCACATCCAAGGGTGTCCACACATGCACCATGCCCACATCATAACCCATGTCCTGTAGCTGATGAGTGGTTTCCTTGATGCTGGACAACCACCAGGCAGTGGTGTCCCAAATTAAGCCCAGTCTTTGATCCATGTAACTCTGGCGTTGTTTGCGAACAATCTCACCATATTTCTGATAGTCACCTTCTCTGCCCAGCTTGATCCAGGCAGCACGGATTTCATCAGCATCCACAGTTTTGAAGCCCAGGCCTCCAAATAGGATTCTTCTCACAGTACTCTTGCCACTGCCGGGGCTGCCAGCCATGAACACTGCCTTGAAAATGCCCACATCGTGAACACCTTCTTGAATAACTGGGGATTGCAAAACATCGTATCTCATGTGTTTATTTATAGTTGACCTAACAATCTTTTGTGCATAATTATTGGCATGAATACTTGGCCTCCGTTGTATAAGACCGATCCTCAGGGAGTTTTTGACGTCACCTATGAATTCACAGAACCGCTCACAGCCAAACAACAGGAAACCATGGGGGGATGGTTGAGCAATCACTGCACACACAACTTTATATTCATCAAGATAACTGATCAAATAATTGCAGGTGGTTATGGCAACAACAGTGTTGCCTGGGCAAATAGGCAACTCAAAAGCAACAGTATCCACAATCAAAAATTCCACAAATGGGAAATTCGCATGTTTGATCAGGATTCCAGCATTTTTGAAATGGTTTGGGGAAATTTACTCAGCCTAGATTGACTTTGTAGACTAGATTATGTAAATAATTCATGTGAACATAGTGTTCACAGTGAGTGCCTAATGAGGGCTCACATATAAATCTCGCTTTATCAAGGAGAATCAACATGCGTACAGCGACACTTTCACTCGACAAGTATCTGGATGAACTCATGCGTGACCTCAACAGGTTCGCAGTGGGATATGAACCCACTTTCCGTGTTCTGGATCACATCCGCCACAACAGCAATCAGGGCTTTCCCCCATATGATCTAGAAAAGATCAGCGACACTGAATTCCGCCTCAGCATGGCTGTGGCAGGATACAGTGCTGAAGATTTGGACATCACAGAACATGATGGTGTGCTCACTGTCACAGGCAGAGTACAAAAGGATGATGCCAGGACCTTCCTGCACAAGGGCATCGCAGGCAGAAACTTCACCAGAATCTTCTACCTGGATCAATATGTGTATGTGACTGACAGTGATCTCAACAACGGGGTCTTGACCATCAATTTCCGCAAGGAAATTCCCGAAGCTCTCAAGCCACGCAAAATTGCCATTGGCAATGCACTTGCCTCACCAGCCATACAAGGCTGATCCTGAGCCATGCAAGGGGAGGATGCAAATCCTCCTCCTTTTCTTTGACTTGACTGTGACATTCAGTTTACAGTTGTGATACAAACAGGGAAACAACAAATGAAAGTATTGAATATTTTTGGAGGTCCCGGAACTGGCAAGAGTACCAATGCGGCTGGGCTGTTTTATCACATGAAATCAGTGGGTATTGAGTGTGAGTTAATTCAGGAATATGCCAAGGACCTCACCTGGGAACGACGATACAACATCTTGGAAGATCAGATCTATGTGTTTGCCAAACAGCAGAGGCGCATAGCCAGGTTGGTGGAACACAATCTTGATTGGGTGATCACTGACAGTCCCATCCCCCTGGGCCTGGTTTATGTGAAACCCAACACGCTGGGAGACAATTTCAGCAACCTGGTCATGGAAGTTTTCAACAGATACCACAACATAAATTTTCTGTTGACCAGGAACTTTGCCTACAATCCAGTGGGCAGAAATCAGGATGAACACGAGGCTAGAGAATTTGACACCCTGGTGAGAAATTTGCTGGACATCTATGATATTCCCTACAGCAGCATTGTGGGTGGTGAGCCAGCTGTGGACACAATCTGGCAAGCCATACAACCACATTTGACATAATCAGCTCACACGATTATCATTAGCCTAGCAGGAGACAACCCGTGAGTAATAGTCAATCAACAACACAAACTGTAGAGAAAACCACCACCAAGGTGCAGCCTCCCAGCATGTTTGATGTTATTTTTTACAACGACAACAAAACCTATTTTGAGTTTGTTGTGCTGATCCTCATGCAATTTTTCAACAAAGATCTGGATCAAGCAACAGAAATCACACATTTGATTCACCAAAAGGGCAGAGCACCAGTGGCCACCTACACGTATGAAGTGGCTGCTGCCAAGCGTGATGAAACTGTGGCCACAGCCAGGGCCAATGGTCATCCCCTGCGTGTGGAAATTGAACCCCAGGGAGAACAATCATGACACCCACTCTCAAGATCTACAAGACCCAACCACATGCTGTTCTGCCCACAAGAGCAACTGAACAGGCAGCCTGTTGGGATATCAGTGCATGTTTGACTGATAATGAATGGGTCAAGATCTTTAATCAATATAATGAAAACGCCAGCAGCAGAGTGAGCAATCAAAAAATCGAACTGTGGGGTGGTCATAGAATGCTGGTGCCCACTGGCTTGATTTTTGAGATTCCAGAGGGATATAGTCTGAGAATTCATCCCAGAAGCGGATTAAGTGTGAAAACGGGCATCAACCTCATCAATTGTCAAGGTGTGATTGACAGCGACTATTACCATGAAACATTTGTTGCCTTGGTAAACAATACAGAAATGAGTTTTGAAATCAAACATGGTGACAGAATTGCTCAGTGTGAACTGGTGCCTGTGCAACAGATGATTGTGGAAGAAACTGCCACCAAGCCAGAAGCACGTACCAGCCGAACAGGGGGATTTGGCAGCACTGGCATCACCTCATGATGCGTGCGGTTGCACTGTTGTCATTGCTGATGATGTCAGCATGCGTGGGCTATGTGGCACCTGTGCCCAGAGTGTATGTGCCTCCACCAGTGTATGTTGTGCCACCTCCCAGAGTGTATGTGCCTCCACCAGTGTATGTTGTGCCACCTCCCAGAGTGTATGTGCCTCCACCCAGACCTATTCCTATGTATCCCAGATACAATCCAGGATATTACAACAACCCCTACAGGAGATTTTGACTGTGAGTCTTCCCTATGCAGAACAAATTCTGAGTGACGCTCAGAAAAACCAATATTTTGTGCAATATTTCATCAGAGACCTGAATTTTGATAGTGATAACCTCATGCGTCAAATGGAATGGTTTCAAACTCGCAATCTAATTGTACAGGAAGTGCAAACTGTGCATTTCTGTGAAGCCCATACTGGCTTTTTTCATGTGAGGTTTTCAGGTGCCGATGATCCCAGGCTTGCAGAATACAGTCAAACCTTTGAAGATAATCAGGGCATGAGTTTGCTGCCTGATCAGTATCAGATGTATGAATGGAGTTATTCAGCCTGGATGCAAGAAGGTGGTAGAGATGCCTATCAGGAGCATTTGGACAGTCTCAATGTCACCAGATTCCCCACCCAACAGGGCGATATTGTGGGTCCCACTTGACATAGTGGGATTGTGTGCTAGTATTAGCACACAATAAGGAACCACTGAGATGAACAGAATGATCAAATATATTGTCTATGAGACTGATCTTGCAGACACATGCGTGATGTTCCCTACCTGGGTCAGTCATGCTCAAATGGCTGCCAATCTGGGCCATGTGCTGGGTGCTGGATTTGTCAACATCACTGTGAACACAGACGGTGAAGTGCATTTTGAGGCCCATGGTAGCAGCACCAGCCTGGGTGTCTGCAGCCGTCCTGAAGATACTGCACTGCTCAACTCTCAGTTTGGCAAGTAAAAACTGTTGACACACCCAGCCTGGGTGTCACCCAGGCTGGGTGTTATCATACACATATTAGCAATCCAACAAGGACCTACAAAGTGACCAAGACTGTAACACTAGAGACTGTTCCCATGGAAATCAAGTCTGCCAAGACCGCCAAGTCTGCCAAAACCGCTGCTACACGCGCCTACAATCTGGTAACCACAGAAGATGGTGGTGAAAAGATGGTTGAACTCAAGAACGACCGATTGATTACTGCTCTTCGAGATTGCACTCGTGAGATCCCCAACCTGTATGATCGCGAACCTGTTGTGAGCATTGCAGATCTGTTCTATGAGCTCTCCAGTCTGGAACATGAGCTGCAACACAACAGTCGCACTCCTGGTCTGCGAGACCTGGTGAACCTGGTGCGCGCTGAAAATCAGCAGTACTTGGAGCAGGTGAACAACATGGTGACCCGTGGTGTGCTGAACTTTGCAGGCCTGCGCATGCTGCTGTCTCCTGGCAAGGAGATTGTGATCCATGGCAATCATCTGCAGGGTGCTCGCATCTGTGATGTCACCTATCGCTCCAGCTTTTTTGGCACCTACCTGGAAGTGGAATACGAATACATCACCTGCACTGGCAACAAGTTTGGCATTGCTCGTGACAGTGCTCAGGTGGATGCCTTCAAGGGCGTCAAGGACATCAACAGCCTCAACATCACACTGATCACCGAGGCACAGAAGCGAGAGCTTGCCCAGCGTGGTGCAGCGTATGAAAAGCTGGCAGTGGGCAGCCACTACAAGCAGTTCACTGGTCACATGGATGTCAAGAAGTGGTCGTATTGGACGCCCATGCGTGCCACTGGCCGCATCATGGTGGACCTCACCACCTACGATCAGTTCCAGGATGGTGGCCGCATGCGACGCAACAGCGAAAACAACACCATGGCCACCATTCCTGCAGATCAGCTGTGGATGACTGACCCTTACGTTCAGGGCTTCAGCTTCATGGCCAAGCAGTGGGGACGTTTTGCAGTGAGTGACATAACTGACATTGAGTTCCGCACGGAGGCATATGATCAGCTGGTGATGGATCCTGAGAAGAAGGCCATGATCCGTGCCCTGGTGGAAGACAACAGTGGCGGGTTCAGCGATATCATCAGCGGCAAGGGCGGTGGTTGCATCTTCCTGTTGCATGGTGATCCTGGTGTGGGCAAGACCCTCACAGCAGAAAGTGTGAGCGAACTGCTCCAGCGTCCGCTCTACAGCGTGGCAGTAGGCGAGCTGGGCACAGACACTGCTCAGCTGGAGAAGAGCCTGCGTCAGATCCTGGATGTGGCTCAGATCTGGAATGCTGTGATCCTCATCGACGAGGCTGACATCTTCCTGGAGAAGCGCGGACATGGTGATATTATGCGCAACAGTTGCGTCAGTGTATTTTTGAGGTTGACTGAATACCATCAGGATGTGATGTTCCTCACCACAAACCGGGTTACTGAATTTGATCCTGCATTTTATAGCAGAATCAGTGTTGCGCTCAAATACGACAAGTTGACACCTCTTAACCGACGTCAGGTATGGCAGAACCTACTCTCAGCATCTGGTATGCCCACAAATATTGATGTGGACAAACTGTGCGTTCATGAGATTAATGGGCGGCAAATTAAGAATTCCATCAGACTGGCTCGAAGCTTGGCCAAGAGTCAGGGAGTGGAAGTCTCCACTGAACACCTTGAACAAGTATTACTCATGAGTGCTCAGTTTTTGGAAGACATCAAATACCCTTGTTTATCCTGCGTCCGGGAGACCAACCATCTCCCGGACATTCTATACTCATGACACTTTTTTGACCGTTAGTCCACCAAGTACCAAAGGATATGCGACCTGGTTGAAACTCCTCTCCTGGTTTATCCACACTACGGATGTTTTTGATTCCATTGTTCCACCAGGTGGCAGGACATTCTTGCCACCTCTTGGTTTGTGATATACGTTGTGCCTCCAGGTATTCGGGATTTTGAACTCTCTTTTGAGCTGCTGATCTACTCTTCTGTCTTGTTGCGTCACTTCTTTTTATCCCCGTCAAAGCTTGCGCAATTTTGTGCCTTACTTCCGGCCTTGCATTGCATTTGGTTGACTGTTCACTTCTCTTCAATCGTGCATCCGGATTGGTGAACAATTGTTTAAGCCCTTTTGAGATGTTCTCATTATGTTCTGTGCTGTTGGCAATACCCTTGCCGGCAAGGCTCAAGATGAGCCTTGCCTCAGGAGAAGGAGGTGCCTTCCTCCTTTGTGATGCACAATTCTTTTGTCTATAATCTGGTCTTAACCATCTGGCTTTGGCTTCAAGAGACCTTTGTTGGCGCTGTTCATCTGTTATCTGACGTTGAAATCCTCTGGATCCTCTTCCGCCCAAACTTATATTGTATACGTCTGGCCTACTAATCCAGTCTTGATCTACAAATATAGCCTCTGCTGCCCACATAGCATCATAATCAAAGGCCATGTATATTATTTCTCTGGAGAATTGATGCTTGCCATATTTGCGCATAGCCTGTTTGAGGTTAGTACCACTGCCTAGGTACCCATAATTTAGGTCTTCACAGACATGTGCGCCTCTATATTTTTTTCCATTGATTTGATTGGTAGTTTCATATATTATATAATATATCATGCTGAATGCTCCTTTCAAGCGTTTAGAGCAGTTGGGATGGTTCAGATCCGCGAACTGCACACTTATTGACTTAATAGTGAATTTTGCTATTATGCACTCATAAACAGTTTATCTCAATATAGGAAGACATAGTTATGAACAGTCTCAGCTTTTTGATCTATCTGGCAGGTGTCACAGGCAGTGTGGGCAATTTCCTCACGTTTCTTGCTGTGATGTTTGGCATCCTGGCCGTGGTGTGTATGGTTGTTTGGCTGGTAATGCACGATGAAACTGATAGATTTAGCGATAAGCTCAAGGGGGATGACCTGGTCTTCCGCAGGAGCATGCGCACCAAAGCTTGGCGTTGGTTTTGGGGATTCACAGGGTTGTTTGTTTTGGCAGGCAGTATTGCCTCAATCACACCCACCCGTCAGACAGTGCTGTTGATTACTGCCAGCGAAATGGGTGAGAAGGTTCTCAACCATCCCAGGGTGAACTCAGTGGTTGATCCTGGCATCGAGCTGCTCACTGCCTGGATGGAAAAAGAAACACGTGAGATCAAGAAGCAAACCACCTCTACTCAAACGGGCAAGCCCTAAACAGCTTGACACAAGTGAGCATAAGCTATATGCTCACTTGTGATATAGTATAGGAATTGTGTTGTGACAAGTGATCCGTTGGCTGCATTTTTGTATGTGCGTGGCTTGGTTCCTGAAGATATGCCGCTGGATGATATCCGTGCTCGCAGCATGCTCTTGCGTGAGTGTATCAACCAGTTGGTATCTCAACTGGATCACATGTGTGATGACAACACTGAAGAAGAGATTCAGAGTGTGTTCTATGAGGCTGGCAAGCTGCACTTTCTCTCAGAGCTGCGTTGGTGGTTCAGAGTGCTCTACCAGATGATCCTGCATCAGGAGGATGGTCCCAGACTGGGCCAGCTTACCAAGATCATGACCCTGGATTGGATCATTCACAAGCTGCAAACACAATCTCAGGATGCCTGGCAGCATGAATAACATGCCAAATATAACTGTTGTCAAACAAACAGTAACAGTCAACAGCCGCTATTTGTGGGACAGCATGAACAAAAACATCAACAATTGGATGCAGTTGTTTACAGGCTATAACAAATGACATGGCGAACCAATTGTACCCTAGAGTCAGCATGGATACTACTCATGGAGTATCATGACAAGGACCCAGGCAAAATCTTCCTGATGGGTCCACCACAAGAAGTGGATCCATTTGATGTTTATATGAAAGGTCCAGGTGGGGTAAGTTGTAAATACACGCTGCCTGGTATGACTGTGGAAAAACTGCAAGAACTGGGCCTGTGCGGAATTTATGAGGATCACTAGTGCCCGACAACTTGCCCTACAACATAACTGTTACTTTCCATGAGTTGCATGACCGTCAATCTCATTATACCCATGCTTGGATCAACATGATCAACAATTTGGAACATACAAATTGGAAGTATGTCAATCAGTTCTTGAATTCCCACTGGGGAGCACATGCTGAAATCAGGTATGATCAACAAATAATACACATACAGTTTCCCAATCAGTCACAACAGATGGCCTGGCAACTAACCTACACCTAAATATGTGCAGCCCGGGAGTTGCATATATGAAAGCCAGAGATTTGCTGTGTGAAGATGTTGATAATGTTGGTAAACCCAAAAATAACCCCATATCACTTGCCAAGTTAAAACCAGATACTCTAGAGCCTGGCAGCAAACAAACCATAAGAATCACAGGCAGCACTAAAAACCTATTCCAGAAAATCAGCGAAGATTGTGCTGAATACATCCGTGTTGTGCAGGAAACCAACCAATTCCTGTTGCGAGGCGGCACGGGCCCAGATGCCTTTTTGGGCAGGAGTTGGTTGGCTAGGAAACCCAAAGACAGCAACAAAGAAGCTGCACAATTGTTTGATGACATGTTACGCAAAAGTGGCATGACTGCACTGCGCAGCAACAGCATCTTTGCCACAACAGATGATAGGCTAGCAGAACAATTTGGCAACAAAATTTATCTGATATTCCCCATCTATGGCAAAAGTTCATTCACATACACTAATAAACATGATGTTACCCTGGTGTTCCCTGAGGATGTGGGCGTAGATCAGAACAAAACAAATATTTACAGAGCCAAAGTGGCTGAATGGATCAAGCAATTTCAGACAACTGATCTATACAATACTCTGCCCAATAACCGCAAAGAGATTGTTCAATCTTTGGAAGCTATGGCGAGGATCACAGTGATCACACATATAGCACGCCAACTGCAATTGGTACAAGACAGCAATAGTGCTATAGTAATTCCTGATGAATTAGTCAATCCCAATATAAGAGATTATATGTCGCATGAGGCATTTGTGGACAAATATGAGCCCACAAATACAAATTTAGCTGTGGCCATGGAGGATGAACTGGAAGTGTATATACATGGCTTGTATTATGCACTCAACCGGGAAAAATATGGCTCATTGGCCCATGAATACTGGGAACTAGACTAACCAGCTGATTATTTGGTAAATAACTGCAACATAGCATAAATCATGGTGTAGTCTCATGGCCAAAGGTCCCAAACCACTTCCAATTCTCAATCCAACAAAACCAGGCTCCAAAGCACCATCTAGCAAAGCCAGCAACAACAAGCCTGGTCGAGATGTTGTTATACCCAAGTTTTCCAAAATGGATCCTGGCCAAAAATTGGAAATCCAAATAAACATGGCTATGGATCTTGTAGAAGACATAGAGGGAAAACTAGAAAAGTTGAAAGATATGCTGCCCTCGCCCTGGTCGTGCCCAGGATCCTGACTACATGCTCAGCAAAGAGGGCATGAGAAAGCCTTATGTCTCCCAACATGTGGAAAAGCAACTAAACGAAAATCTGGCACCTCTGTTGAGGTTTCTCAACAGCCGCGTGGGCAAGTTTTGGAACGATGTCTACAGCGAAATCAGCGAAAATCTCCGGGCTGACAATCCTGTACAACAGCATGTGAGAGATCATCTCCATGATTTTGTGGAAATCCACACTCTCATGCGTGATGGTGAAGTTTACATCACCAGCTATGGTGTGAGGCTGTTGGAGCACACCAGCAGACGGTTTTATGTGCATCCTGAAACTGGCAGGCTGGAGGTGAACCCTCACTACAGACCCTGGATAAACAGGTGGCGCACCTATGAGCAGGAACAAAAGGCTGCACGACTGGCCCACCAGCGCACCTTGCCTGACAGCACACAACTGCGCAAAAAGGAAGGCATCTGGTATGTGGTGGAAGTGAAACCTATTCCGCCCGTAATCAAGGTTAGCCGTGTGGACAAGATCACTGGCAAGGTTTATGAGATCACTGAGGGCGGAACCGCCTATGATATGATCCTGGAAGCCACTGTGAGCCGTGCTGGTGAGAACAGCACCTACAACCTCACCACCCGAACACATGCGTGGGGAGATCCTGTGTATTGTGCCACCAAGCGCCAGCTCAATCATCGTGAGCTGAAAAAATATGGAGTAGCAAATGACTAAAGGATATGTGGGCTGGAGCCTGGATGAACAAACTAGGGACAAACTGCTGGAACTGTTCCCTCCTGTTTATGAACGAGTGATTGCACACCACTGCACACTGAAGTTTGGCGTGGATGACAAATATCCCCTGCCCACAGCCACACAAGCTCAAGTTGTGGGCACTGTGGATGACCTCATGGGTGTTCAGGCACTGGTGCTCATGATTGATGGCAGCACCAGCAGGCCTGATGGCAGTGTGTATCACATCACCTGGAGTCTGGGACCTGGTCGCAAACCTGTAGACAGCAACAAAGTGATTGCTCATCAGGGCTACAAGCCAGTGTCGCCTGTGGCAATTGAAATAAATCCCCAGTTCTTTGCCTTCTAGGCAACAGTACTTATCAACT